CAAATATAGGACCTATGTCTTTTGATAATATCGTAAAGAACGTTTTAAATCCTGGTATTACTTTTTCAGCTATAAATTTTATGATTGGTGCAATAATTACATTAAGCTTTTCAGCAAGTTTAGCTACTGCAAAGAAACTTGCGGTAATTAGTGCTATGAATCCTAAATCTAAAAGAGTTTGATTATCTCCTAATCCTTTAAATTTATCTTTTAGTGAATCAAGAATACCAGGACCTCTCTCTTGATTTTCATCTTCTATTTTTGTTTCTGAAGATTTAATATTATCATTTCTATCTTTTATTTCTTGATCGTCTGCTCGTTTTTCAGATAGTTCTAAATCTTGATCCATGATATCAGCCATTTTTGTAGTAATGCCTAATGAATCAGTAGTTTTTCTCACCAACGTTTTAATATCTTTACCAATGCTTGTAAAGAACTCTTTCATATCTTCTGCAGCTTTAACAGATTCTTTCTGCATATTTAACTCTACTGCTCTTGCTGTTTTAACACTAGATTTTAATGCTGTAGAGTCTTGATTCATTTGCATGAAAGAAAGAAATTGAGGTGACGGAGTACCTAATCCAGATGATGTTGCTGATATGGCCATGTTATCCTATTTGTTCTTCTTTTAATAATTTTTTCTTTTTACTTACTCTAGTCGGTGTACTATTACTTTTAGATGAATTACAATATAAACCAAACCATGCTGCCCCAGCACCAACTACAACAGATACTAGACCTGCTTGTGCGTTGTTAGGTTCTGCTAATGCCATAAACCATTCAGTCACTCTCCAAAACATTATAATGTATACCGTAATGAATACTCTTGGGAATACTCTTAATTTATCAAACCAATAAGGGAATGCTTCCCATCTGCTTATCTTACCATCGTTATTAAAATCCATATATTTATCCTTTTTGTTTTCTTCTCATTTCTTTTTCGTTTTCTTCTTTAATATAAGTGATTAACATATCAACATATATTTCCCTTTCCCAAGGTAGCATATTCTCTAAATCAGAAAGAGAATAGTTATGATGTTGCATTAAAGAAAAATTAGTACTATAATAATTCTCTAAACTATCATGTGAAAGGGCTATTCGAAAAAATCGTTTAGTCCAGTAAGTACTATTTCACTCTCTTTTTTAGTCTTCGGATTCTTAATTTTAATAGTATGCTTTAATTTAGGCATAGTATCAAAAAACTTTTGAACTTCTTTAAACTGTTTTGAGTTTAACTGTTCAATAAACTCCGTTAACTCTTTTTTAGTCTGATCTTTAGGATCAAATACTTTTTTACCATCTTCTTCATAGATTTGTAAAATACAAGTACCTATAACTTCTAACATATTAGCAGCATTAATATTTTGTATGCCACTTTCTCTAAATGAATCAATAGTAGGATATTTCATAATTATACCCACACCATTATCTAATTCAATCTTGTTAGTATGTTCTTCATCAACTTGTACTTTTACTTCATTTAAATCTATTTCACAATCAGCATAAGTCTTACCATCATCTGGACATAGTAGTTTCAATTTAGAAACCTCACCAACAGACTTTGATCTTATTTGTAAAAAAATGTATTCAACATCAAACATAGGCATAGTGCTTATGTCAATTTTGTTAAAAGTACACTCACTTACAATCTCTTTTACTGCTTGAACAATATCAGCATTCTTTTTGCTTTCCATTGCCATCATTAGTATTTTTTCTTCTTTGACCAAGAACGGACGATACTTTATTTTCTCATCTGTTGATGGTATTTCCAACTCATATGTTGGAGTTGTCAGTTTAGGTAGTGCCATAATCTATTCTCCTTATTATATAGTTATTATGTAAAGTTATTATTTATTAAGTAAATGGTGGGAATATTTTCCCATTTAATATTCTTCCTATTGGGTTTCCAACCACTCTTGCTTGATTGAATATTTCCCTACCTGTTCTTCGTACATCAGGTGGTAACATACCTAATAGTCCTAGATTTCTTGCTTTAACTTCTGCTTGTCTTTGTCTTACTGTACCAAATGCTATTTCACTATTCATTTTATCTCCATCTGGATTTGTAGTCATATTGTACCATTGTTTGTATGCAAATCCAACTTGAACTCTTACAATTTCGTTTGATTTACCATATCCATATTCTATAGCTGCAATAGTTTTAGGATAAACTTCGATTGCTTCAATACCATAACTAGGTCTATCTCTATCTGCTACGTTATCATCACCTATTTGATATATATGCATTTTACCGATATAGCTATTGTAATAGTTTGCTTTATGAGTTACAGGACTAACAGCCATTTTCTGCCATGCTTCAAAGAAATGTCTTTCTCTTAAATATTTATCTGCATAAAAAGTTGCTTGTATTTCACCTTCGTAATTATGACCTACAACTTGATCTCTTGCTGGTTCTGATCCTCTTTGTATAGATTGAGAATCCAATGTCACACCTGGCATAGATACGTTTTCACAATGTATGTTTACTTGTCTTCCGTATGTCTGCACTAAATCGTTCATATATTTAGGCGAAGCATCAAAATCATGGATTGGTTCACCTGCACCCGAAGATATTAAAACTTGTCCTTCTTTAGCAATAGAACTATTTTGTTGTTCTACTAATGTCCTTAAACCTGAAGGTGGAAATACTCTTACAGCAAATCTTGCTGGTCTAGCATAACCTTCTGCTGAATTCATTGCTGATCTAAAACGACCAATAGTGTTATCAGTATTGGCTCGCATCCTAAATCTAGGATCTCTATCTGTTTTATGATAGGCACTAGACTTATAATCACCTCTTGATATACCGCCACGTATATCAAATATTCCTACTCTTTTTCCTGCTCTAAATATAGCCATTAGTATGGTCTTCCTTTTTTAAATCTTGCAACAGGTAGAAATATTGCAATTGCCATTTCATCTGCTGTTACGTTCAAAAATGATGTTCTAACATGATTGAACAAATAATGTTTTGCTGTCTTTATCATATAAGAGTTATTTTTCCAATTAATATTATATCTAGTCTTCTTATCAAATCTCTTATCTGTAGTTGTATTTGCTAAACTTCTCAAAAACGCCACTCTTGCAAGAGGTGGTAGATAATGAAAGTTTAATCCTATAAAACCTCCCTTTGCTGGTTCTAATGGAAGTATTAAAGGAAATATATCATAGTAAGGTAATCTATCTTTGTGTTTAGGGTCATAACCAAAAAGATTCATTATACCATACTTCGGTCTTAACGTTGCCTTACCTGATTTAATTAAACTTCTAGCACCAGGTGTAGTCATAGATCGTACTTTTTTTTTATACCAATCGTATGATTTAGGTCCTGTTGTTGTGTTTAATATTTTATCAAATACCGTTGCCATACTACTATTTATATGATTTTAATGAAGTATTTAAAGTAGGTTAGTTATTTGTTATCAAAATTAAACGGATTTAAACTATTGCAAAAATTATTAAAATCTTTCAATAATATTACAATAAAGACAATCCAACAAATAAGAATAATGGTTTCATAGTTCATTTTATTATTTATATAGAATATATGCTAATTTTATTTGATTTACCCTTAACAGAAACACTACCTAAGCCATACATTTTCTTATATAAGTGTTTAACTGCTTGATATGTATCTTGACCTATTATGATTGTTGTATTAAAATCTTTACTTACTCCTTCTAATCTACTTGCTAAATTAACAGCATCACCTAATACTGAATAATCAAATCTCTGGTCACTTCCCATATTACCTACAACTGCTTGACCAGTATTGATACCGATACCTATATTAAAACCTAAATTTAACTCTTTCATTTTTTCTCTCATTTTAACAGCAGCAATAATTGCTTTCTTTTGATGATCGGGACAATCTAATGGTGCATTCCAAAATGCCATAATACAATCACCCATATACTTGTCTATTGTACCACCTGACTTCAATATGATATCTGTCATTGGTGTTAAAAATGAATTGATAAGCTTTGTTAGACCTTGTGGATTTGATTTATACTTTTCTGATATAGGAGTAAATCCTCTTATATCACAAAATAGAAAAGTCAACTCTCTAGTTTCGCCACCTAATTTTAATAGACTAGGGTCATCTTGTAGTTTCTTGACCATTGCAGGTGCAAGATAGTGCTCAAATTGTTTTTTAATTTGTAATTTTAATCTATTCTCTCTTGCAAAGTTATTATATATCAAGTGTGCCCATACTATACTTCCTATTACTGCGATTAATGACCAATCTGTAAGTATCATTCTTGATGACCATAGATAACTACTTGCTATTGCAATATCAAAATAGAAACCAACTAACCATAATGCTGACCATAACAACCCAACTCTAGGTATAACAAATAAAAAGAAACCTAATGCGAGTATCAAAGTAATCCATTCTGCGATAAGCATCCAATCAGGTCTTGTAATAAACTTACCAGACAATAAAGTTTCTGTTGATAATGCCATTATTTCGTGTGTGTTCTTTAGACCATTAGGAGTGAGAACAAAAGTAGAACCTTTAAATGTTGTGCCTATGAATACTATCTTACCTTTCATAGATGACCAGTCTGTGTCTGCATAATCTATTCTAGGTATGTTGTGTCTGAAATCAATCCATATCTCGTCTTGTTCTGGTATGGGAAATTTTATGATATTCATTATAACACTTGGGACAGATTTGTCAAGCGGTAATTTTCGTATAGTACCATCAACATCAATAGGCACTTCTACATTACCTATGGCTAATGCTTTTCTTTCTATGCTGTGTAAATTTTTTGCTTGACTCGTTTCAGTTAATATGATAGGGTACTTACTTATCATCTTCAAAAACATTTCATCACCACCCAACCTATCTTTATGAACAAATACTACATTCAGAAAGACTAACGCTGCACCATTTTTATATGCATTGATTATAGTACGACCTAGTATATCTCTTTTCCAAGGCCATTGACCTTGTTTATTCAATGCCTTATCTGATATATCTAATAGAACTAAACTTTTGGATTCGTAATGATTACCAAACTTCTGATATAAATCAAATGTTTTCAATTGTAAAGTTTGTAGAGGCAAGGGATTATATAATTTCAATCCTAATAATATAACCACACTCACAACCACTGCCCATGTGGATGTAAATTTGTTCATTTAACTATTTAGTCTTTGATTGCATAAGTGATTAGATAGAGAAAGATGTACCACAACCACAAGAAGATTTTGCTTTAGGATTTTTAAATACAAATTGAGAGCCAAAGATTTCGTGTTTATAATCTAATTCCATACCAAGTAAATACATTTCAAAAATTTTATCTACAAGTAATAAATTATCTATAACAAAATCTTTATCGGAAGGTTGTTTTTCAAATGTCCATACATATCCAAAACCAGCACAACCTCCACCTTTGATAGAAAGGCGAACATAAGGCTTATTATGTTTGTCTGTTAATTCTTTTAAATGCTTTATAGCACCTTCTTGTAATTTAATCATTGTTTTTCCATTGTGTAGGTAACCACCATTCAGTATACCAATGTCTAAATTGTGCTGGGTGTCTACCTATGATAAAAATATACCAAAAACCTTTTACTAATTCTATAAGTGCTGTTATTTTATGCATATCTTAATCCGTTTGAATAATGGTTACCTCTGGTTTAGTAGAATCTGAACCAATTTTAATATTTTGAGTTTCTGATTCTTGTACTATTTGAACATCAGAAGATTCCGCTGTTTCAGTTTTTATATATGCAGTATGTCCACCGTGCGTCCTGTTTACAATTGAATAATTTCCACTTGTACTAGCGTCAACATCATCATCATTGCCACCTGTTGTATATCTTCCTGTTTGTGTTGAACTTCCTGTAAGCTCTGAAGTTGTAGTTTGAGTAATGTCTCCTGTT